GCCACCAGAAAGAGTATAGTATCACGATGGGGATGCCAACACGACTATCTATCCAATCACAGAAACGAACTGATGGTAGACTGGATAGGTAAGTACGAAAACATGGAGAAGGACTGGGAGAAGTTCTGCTACATGACCAAGATAGAACACAACCCACTAAAGAGGTTCAATAGTTCGTGGAAGAAGCCTTACCAAGAATACTACAACCAAACAACATACGAAATAGTCTCAGCACTATTCAAGAAAGATTTATATTATTTTGGATATACTCTTGACAAAACCACTGTTTCGTAGTATACTAAATAATAGTGGTAGAAGTTTTACCACATACGATTAATACAGATCATACGAATAATATAGGAGTACATGATATGAGCTTTGCAGAGCTTAAACAGAAATCTGGTTCTTTCGATGCCCTACAGGCAGAACTGAAAAAAATCGAAAACCCCACCTCCGGTTCTTCTTTTGAAGATAACCGATTCTGGAAACCTGACCTAGACAAAACCGGCAACGGTTATGCTGTGTTGCGTTTTCTCCCACAACCTGCCGGTGAAGATTTGCCATGGGTCCGTCTTTGGAATCATGCGTTCAATGGTCCCGGTGGTTGGTACATTGAAAACTCCCTGACCACTATCGGTAAGAATGACCCTGTGTCTGAATACAACACCGAACTGTGGAACAGTGGTAGTGAAGCAGATAAGGATATTGCTCGTAAACAGAAACGTATCCTAAAGTATTACTCCAACGTCCTAGTTGTGAGTGACCCTAAGCACCCCGAAAACGATGGTACTGTCCGGTTGTTCCGTTATGGTAAGAAAATCTTTGATAAGATTACCGAAGCAATGAACCCGGCATTTGATGATGAAACTCCCTTGAATCCATTTGATCTTTGGGATGGTGCTAACTTCAAACTCAAGATTCGTAAAGTTGATGGTTATTGGAACTATGACAAATCAGAGTTTGATTCTAAATCACAGTTGTTTGGAGGCGACGATGAACGCCTAGAGACACTGTACAATGAGAAACTTCATAGTCTACAAGAGTTTGTTAACCCAGACCAGTTCAAGACTTATGATGAACTCAAAGAAAAACTCAATAAAGTCCTTACTGGCACATCAGTAAAGGGTACTGTTGAGACATTTACTCCAAAGAAGAAAGAACCAGTCGTTGAGGCCGTTGTGCCAGAGACAACTGACGATGATGAAACCTTGGATTATTTTGCTAAACTAGCAGATGAGTCGTAAGGCAACTGCGACCGAGACCCCGCTTCGGCGGGGTCTTTTTTTACTAAATACTATTTCACCCCCCACATGGAGAAAACTATGACACGTTTTATGAAGTATCTTTTCAAGATGACCACGATTGCACTTTTAAGTTTTGGTGTAGTCTATTCTGCTTCCGCAGATAAGTTGAAAGTTGGATTTATTTACATTGGCCCACCGGGCGATCATGGTTGGACATATGCTCACGACCAAGCTCGATTGTATATCGAAGATCAACTCGGTGACAAAGTTGTAACTACATTTATTGAAGGTGTACCAGAAGGACCAGATGCCGAACGAGCAATCTCTAAGTTGGCAGAAACAGGACATGAACTAATCTTTACTACGTCCTTTGGTTACATGGAACCTACTTTGAAAGTTGCTAAGAGATTTCCGAATGTTAAATTTGAACACGCTACTGGATATAAGCAGTCAGATAATGTTGCAACATATTCAGCACGTTTTTATGAAGGTCGTTTTGTACAGGGACAGATTGCTGCTCAGATGTCAAAGACTGGTGTTATCGGTTATATCGCATCATTCCCCATTCCCGAAGTTGTCCGAGGAATCAATGCGTTTATGCTTGGAGCACAGACAATCAATCCTGATATGAAGGTTAAAGTTGTTTGGGTGTATACTTGGTTTGACCCACCTAAAGAAGCAGATGCTGCTAAGGTGTTAATGGATCAAGGTGCCGACATTATTACTCAACATACAGACAGCACTGCCGCAATTCAAGCAGCGGCTGATCGTGGTATGTTTGCTTTTGGTCAGGCATCAGATATGATTCACTTTGCTCCAAATACTCAACTGACCGCAATCATTGATGCATGGGGTCCATATTATGTTGCTAGAACTCAGGCCGTACTTGATGGTACATGGACACCTGGTGATACCTGGCATGGCATGAATGAAGGAATGGTTGTCATGGCACCATTCACTAATATGCCTCTGCCTGTTGCTACGTTGGCAAGGAAAACGACTGCTGCTTTGACTTCTGGTGTACTACACGCTTTCACAGGTCCTATCTACAATCAGGATGGTGAACTTGTAGTGCCTGCGGGAGAAGTTGCTGATGACTTTCCTATGTTGGCTACAATGGATTGGTATGTAAGGGGTGTTGATGATACACTGCCCGGTTCAGAGTAGAATTTAAAACTCAGAGAGACCCCGCTTCGGCGGGGTCTTTTTTATCCTAGTCCGATTGTCTTTTCTGTCCAAACAGCAAACTGCCAACCACGTTTGTCACAGTATTTCTTTGCTGCCTTCCACTTGGCACTATTCTTGCCAAACTCCCTTACCTCATACAGATAACCTTTAGTCTTGCGTTTGCCAGGTTTAGGTGGACGTAGTTGTTTCTCTGGTTTAACTTCAATCAGTTTGATAACATAACTATCACCACGACGAACCTTTACCCAGAAGTCTGGATAGTATCTGTGTATATCACCATCTAACGGTGACACATAAGGTATTGCCACTTCCTCACTTGCCCATTCCAACACATTTTCGTTGTTGTCAAAATAACGCATACAGTGCCGTTCCCACATGGAACGATAAATGATATTCCGTGGGTTTCCTTTATACTTACTAGGCTCGTTTGGTGTAAACCGACCTTTGTAAGGCTTGCGTTTAGGGTTAGAATGTTTCTTAGTTTTCATATAAATAGTTATACTATTTAGAGGATATTGAACCATGGCAGTAGATAGACACCCACCAGCAACACCAGCACAACCTGCATCGCAACACGCAAATGAGTTTTCTGGAATAACGTCACCAGTTGCTGGCAGTCCAGCACCAGGCACACAAATCAATATGGGTCATCCAGATGATGCTGATGGTCTGACTCATTCAACACATTCTGGACCTAGAGGCGGCCGAAGATCAAACTTGGGTGGGTTCTCTGTTGCCAAATTTCCATCAGACCTTGATGCTTTACAACCAACTTGGATGCAGATAATGACATTCAAAAAGACAGGTGTACAGACCGGTTCTAACATTTCAGATGCCGATTTTACTGCTGAACCTTCAGCTGGTGTAAATATGGTGTGTCTACCTATTCCTGCTGGTGTCGGTACTTCTTACGGACAATCTTGGGATCAGAGTGATATGACTATGGCTCAAGAATATATCACAAATGCTACTGGCTCAGTAATACGAAGTGGTGATGTTACTATGGATAATTTGAGGCAGGGAATCAATCAAAATCTAAGTGCCGACAATCAAGTAAGTTTTACGAAAGATGGGGAAAAAATGGAAGGTATTGATAAAGTTCAGGCACTTATGAAAGGTGCTCTAGTGGGTATTGGTGATAACGCACAGGCAATGGGTCTTAAAACTGTAGGTGATGTTCTTGGCCCAGGCCTACAACAGGCAAGAGGTCAGTCTGCATTTAACGAAATAGTTGTTCATTATTCAGGCCCACAGTTCAGACAGTTTGAATTTAATTTCTCAATGAAACCTATGTCTGCCGCTGATAACAGAACAATAAGACGCATCATTAGTTTTTTTAAAGAAGGTTCTATGCCTGTATTAGAAACTGGCGGTGGCATAGGAAGAGTATATTCAATACCTTTATTCTTTAAGGTAAAGTTTATGTCACAACAAGGCGAAATGAGACATCTGCACAAAATGGGTTATTGTGCTCTCACGGCCTTTAATGTTAAATATGGTGGGGATAGATTCCAAACATTTGCTGAGAATAGTGACCCAGTTCAGACAGATATTTCTTTTTCATTGAAAGAGGTCAACCTACTCAATCGTGCTGCAGTAGAACAGGGTTACTAATCATGTCTTATTTTAATAGCATATATCCAAAAATAGATTACGATCCAACAGGCAACGGCATCACGACACGGGTGCAAGATATTTTTACTAGAGTTATTGCTAGAGAAAGTGTATTGAACCGAAGTCTGATGTTTCAGAAATACACTGTACGAGATGGTGAGAATCCAGAGATTCTAGCAAATGATTTTTATGGCAACGCTAAATTTTATTGGGTTATCTTGTTGTCTAATAAGTTGTATGACCGTTATTATGAATGGCCAATGACAGAGAGTATGTTGAGAAAATATGTCTCTGACAAATATGCTAATCCAAATGCAATACATCACTATGAAATATCTCAATCATCAGGAGATACCAATACAAAGATAAAGGTTGAACTTGCAGATGAACCTACAGCAACTCCCATAACAAATTATGAACATGAAATTGAATTAAATAATGTTCGTAGGGAGATAAAGATATTAGAACCCGCATACTTCTCACAATTTGTTAGTGACTATATGGAACTTATAAAAGAAACAACTTTATGAGTGTATTTGATAAACTGAATGCTATTGGTTCTGCAAAGATACCTAGTGTAGGCCCAGGCCAATTTAAAATTAGAAAAGCCACGATACATCACGGGCCCGGCAAAGAATACCCTATCGGTCCTCTAATTCAAGAAATACAACTTTTTGAAAATATAGAAACAGTAGGTGTTACTGGGTATGTAGACCTACACGATAATATCAACCTGTTTCAAGGTGGTCCTTTAATTGGTCACGAATTGTTATATCTGCATTTTGAAACTGCTGGCAGTGAAGAAGCGGGAGTAGATGAATTTGGTGTTGACTTCTCAATTCATCCATTATTCATATACAAAGTTGATAAGATGGTGGCTGGTAATTTTGGTCCGGGCACTACACCTTGGCTTGACTATAGAATACATTTTTGTTCTCCCGAATTGGTAAGAAATCAAAGAATAAGATTATCTCAAACATATCAGGGCAACCTAAACACCATTGTTGAAGATATTTTAAAAGATGAAATAAAAACATTAAAGCCCATACAAACAAGAGATACTTTAGACATTTACCATGAGATTTGTCCAAATCTTAGGCCTTACGATTTTATCTCGGAGTTGGTGCCAAAGGCTCAGATGAATCCTGACAAACAAAAACCAAAGGGCGGCCGCCGTAGCAAAAGCGGTTCTACAACTATCTTTAAGGGAAGAAAGACAGACTTTTTATTTTATGAGACCTCTACTAGGGCAGATGCATCTGGTGGGTTTAAATTTTTACCAGCAATAGAATTATCTTCTGGTATTCCTGAAACAACATTCACGTTATCAAACAGCAAAGATACTATAGGTATGCCTGAAATTGGGGACAGGGCCATTGGTGGTTATGCTGTTGATATGCTTACTTCTAGATCATTTTCTTACAAGTTTTTAGGAGATAAGTTTCAGACTGTATCTACTGGTCTTTGGGCAGGTAAACATATTAGACACAATTCATTCAAGAAATCTTTTGATATTTACAAACATGATTATCAGAAACAGTTAGAGCATGAAAGATTTTCTCTAGTGTCTAAAACATTTGACTATATGGATGACAGAACTGTAACAGAATTCCCTGATGCTAAAGTAAGATT